GGAATCCATACACCGTTTGAATCAGACTCTCCAAATGAAGTTGGTGTTAAAGCTGTGCCATCTACAAAATTTACATGAGTCATTAAACCATCAAGATAGTTGCCAATCCCACCAGCACTATTGCTAGATGCCCCTATTTTTTGAACTGTAGTATTATTTACAGATGTATCAAAATTTTGAGGCATAGTATTGTAAGTAGCAAAAGAAGTAACTTGTTCTCCATTTACATATATTTTTACTCTGTTATTATTTGATGCTTGTGTCGTATCAACAGCAACTACTATATGATACCAACCACTTACATCTCTAAAAAGTTGATTTGTTCTAAATCTTAAATATGAAGAATCATAAACAGTGAATTCAAGAAAATCATTAGAATCTCCCCAAACAACTGCTTGAGCATAACCTTGAACATCTGAATCTGAACCAGCACTAAATAGCGTACTGTATGCAGTTGCTGCATCAGATGTTGTTCTTTTAATCCAACCACTAAATGTAAAAATTTTTCTATTTCCTGCTGAACTTGGTGTTCTTGATAAATATGCTGAAGCCATTAGTTAAATTGTCCTGCGTTTTGTATACCAACTTCTGATGTTAGAGTAAAGGCTTGATCCGCCGTTTGACTTTCTGCATCTGTTGCTCGCACAGTAAAACTGTATGCAGTCTCACTTGAGACAGTTGGCATTGTTCCTGATAATACTGCTCTGTAAGTAGTACCACTAGGGTTAGTTGTAGATCCGATTGTTACACCTGCAGGTAATGCTCCTGCAACAACTGTCGTTGCGATAGTTGTAGCACTATCTCCAACAACATCTAAATTATAAGATACAGAACCTGCTGATTCTGTATTTGCTAAACTTGTTGTAGTCCATACTGGACCATCTGAAATGACTAAATCTGTGCCACTTCTAACTGCATTACCATCTGGATTTGTTAATAAAATTCTAACGTTTTGTCCGTTTGTTAAACCTGTTGTACCTGTTGTAAAAGCAACTGATGTAGCACTTGTAAATGTAACTGACGTTGCAGTTTGAACTGCACCATTAGCTCTTTGTAATTCTATTTTTGGTATAGATGCAAAATTAGTTCCTGTTAAAGTAATAGTTCCTCCAACGTCTGCATCAATTGCAGAAGGTGAAATATTTGTAATTGTTGGTTGTGTTTCAGTTGGTATTGTAGCTGATCCACCTAAGGCAACAGCAACACCATTAATTGTAACTTGACCATTTGCTAAAGCAGAGTTTGGTATAACACCATTTTGTAATGTTAAACTATCACCAGCTTCACCAACTTGTAAGTTAGTTCCTGATTGAGGAATTATTTTATCTACTTCTATAGTACTCATTATATAATTATTAAATTACCTGTTACTGTTACGGTTCCTGATACGGTAACCGGGCCCGCTAAAACTCCTGAGTCCATTGTTTGAACATCAGAAATTGTAGAAGAGTGTGTTGTTACATAAGTTGTAGCTGTCATACTTGCTGACGGCGCACGTTTTGCAGGGTATGTACAAAATACAGTTTTAGTTCCTGCAGAAAAATCTACTTTGTTATCGGAGTTTGACGAAGAAATAATAGTGTCTCTTGATAAAGTATCAGGTGATGCATCTGTTACAGTTCCAGTACCAACTTCAAACTCTGCAGTTCCATCATTTGAAATTGCATAGAAGGTACTATTAGTAGTTCCAACACCAGATACAAAAGTTTCAAAACCAATTTCTGCTCCGGCTAAACTGAACGTACCAGTCCCTGTCGTAGTAGATGTTTCTTTAACTCTGTCGTTGAGTACAAATGCCATTACTATTTCCTTTTAATTATTATGCGTCGCCAAGTCTAATGATTGCATTAGAAGAATCAGCAGTTGGAAACTGAACAACGAAATCACCGTTAGTTGCAGTTTTTGTTCCACCGAAATCTAAAACTAATACAGCTTCATTACTTGAACCTTTATAAATCAATGCCCCTGTTGCTGATAACGTTACAGAACTAAAAGTAGAATCTGCAAAGTCAACGAATGCAACATTACTTGATACCGCTACACCATTATTAGTTAAAGTATTTCCACCTGCAGTATAGTTTGTTCCAGATGAAGAAACCTCATTGGAAGTTGTATAAGCAGTTGTTGAAGTACTGAAACCAGTGATGTTAGTGTAAAGTGCTAATTTAAAAGTTGATCCACCAGATGAATCAAAATCAAACACTCCACCAAGTAGGTTTGTTTTAAAAGAGTCAGGTACTATATTTGCCATTAATTATCTCCTTAATTATTATTATGGTGATGGTGATTTTAAAGGAGTTCGAATAACACCATCTTGATATTCGTCTCGGCGTCTACGACCTTGTTGTTCGATCGAATACGATTGTAGAGCTTTTTGATAAGCCTGCATGTAGTATTGTAACATATCTGCAGGACCTTTCAAGTATCCATATGCTTCTACCAGACAAGCATACAAAAGTAAATCTTGATATTTATTACTTGTGTAAGTTCCTTGAGTACTTCCTGGTGAAGCTGTTATTGAATCTGGTTGTTTTGTATAGGCTAAAGTTATTAAATTAGTTGCATTTGGAGTAGGGGCTACCACCCAATAATTAGCGTCCCAATTAGCATAATACTTTGGAATACCTGAAGCAGCTCCAGGTGTATCATAAAAAGTAGCCATATAACTTGTATCTTTTTTTTCTAAAAAAGTTTGATTTCCAGAAGCATCTGTTAATTGTACATATCTAATAAATCTTAAATCTGATGGAATTGTAACATATCTACTACCAGCTGCTAAGTTTGAAGTTGCATAGAATCTGTTGTCATCAGAATCTGATTCTCTATATATTTTGTTTTCTGAATTTTTAATCATGGTATTTAAAATACCTGTTGTTAAAACACCATCATCTACTTCTGTGTAGCTTCTAATATCATCTTGTAAGTTAGCTAAAGTGTAGGCCATTATTTTTTATTTCCTCCATGTTTTCTATATATCTTATCTGCTTTATCAGATCTTAATTCATACATTTCAAGATGAGGATCTTGTTTCTCAGGTTTAAAAATATTTTTTATCCAATTCCAAATTTTATTTATCATGCGCTAATTGTTATGGGTCCTATTGAACAACCATAACCTCCTCCTTTAGTATTTCCTGTTGTAGCAGTATCTGAATTAACTGTAAAGAAGAAGAAATTAGATAAAGCATAATCTGTCGTAACTCTTGCACCATTATCATAAAGACCTGTTGTTATAGCATATCCAGATCCTTGTCCAATTTGTGCTCCTGTAATTCCATCAAAGTTTGGAATTGATGCATAAGCAAAAACAGGATTAGTTGTTGTTCCTGTTCCAGGTGAAATAGTTGGTGCACCTCTAAATAAATATGTTGTACCATTTGTTAAACCATGTCCTGGTACATTTACATTTATAATTCCTGATCCTGCTTGATAAGTTTTAAAACCATTTTGTGGTATCATTACAGTTGTAATGGGTTCTATTCTATCTGGTCTTACATTTAATAATGCAACACCATCACCACCAATTGGTTTAGGTTCAAGTTGTGGCTGCTTAGGTTCATATTCTGTATAATGTACAAATGAACCATTCCATTCTCTAACCATTTCTCTGTATGGAAATTCCATACCTGATCTATCAGAAATTGCTTTTGAATGTTTTCCTGTTGCGTATTTGGACATTAAGTTCCTGGGTAATAAGCTTTAGGTGTAATAAATGTACTTGAAGCTGAACCATCTTCTGCAAGTGCTCTTGCTAATTCATCTTCATAATATAATTTCATTGGTTGAGTCATTTGTGGTGCATACTTCATAGATAAATAATAAGCTAATCCTGAAACCATACATGGTACAAATCTAAAAGGCATATCAGTTGCATTAGTATAAGACCCAACGTCTTGAATTCTTTTTATATAATAGAAGTGAACATCTTTAGATGCATTGGTTGAATCTGGTGTAGGATAAATATTAATACTAACATGATCTATAAATCTTTGTACCCAATATTGATTAGGTGTACCTTGTGATAGTTTATTTGAAAAAGCACCATAAGTTGATCTATCAACTTTACTCATTGGACTATCTGATTGATTTGTAGCAGTTCTATTAGTTCTTAATTGTGCTTCAAGGACATCGGAT